GTTGCTTTGGATGGCGTTATCTACAAATTCGGCCAACGCGTACCACGCCTTGTAGTTCAGGTGAGGCAGAACCGAGAGGACGTTGACGCCGGGGCGGATATTTACGGAGTTCAGTTGCGCCATTACTCAGCCGCTATGGCTGCGTGAACCGCGCCCGCCGAGTCAGCTTTGCCCGCGAGGGCGTCGTAGATATTGCCAACCACATCGACATTGACGGCGTTTCCGAATGCTTTGTAGGCCCCGTTCTTGGTTTCGGGCAGATGGGTTAGCCCGCCCATGCTTTGTAAGCGGCTACACTCGCGCGGAGTCATATAACGCTTCTTCCATGCGATGATGGGGACTTGGCTCGTCGTCATGGCAATGAGAGACGGCGCGGTATCTTCCTTTTTCACTCGGATACCGCTAGCGCGAAACTGGATGATATGTTGCCAGATAATGCGCTCAGCGCCTTTGCAATTCCATTCGAGTTTCTGAAAGCTTGGAGGGAAGTCTTTGATCTTGTCGATCCAGGGATCGATGATCCCACGATGTTCTGCGTAAAATGCACGGTTTTTAGCAATGAAGTCGATCTTCCATGCCGGAAAATGGTCGAGTGTCGTGCGCGCATAAGATGGCAATGCGGCTTCGGTCTGCTCAGGCAACAATCCCGCCAAAGGCATTCCAAAGGCGCCCTTGAACTTGCCGAGCCGTTTGTAGCTTTGCGCATTTGGCGTAAGGCCATCGAGTGGATAGTCCGCACCAAACTCCATCGCCCAAATCGGGAAGGACGGCAGGTGCTGGTCTTTTGGGAGGGCCGCGACAAACTCCTGCCATGTCTCAAGATACCGAAGATGATCGCTGTTCAAGCCATGGGCTTCGGGCGGATCCTCGTCGAGGACAGAGCGAATCGACGTCTGCGGAAAATCGTCCGGGATCGGCCATGCAAAATTGCTCAGCCCCTGACGATCACCGACGATGAACGCCCGCTCCCGCTTCTGCGGTACGCCGAACATGTGTGGCGACAGACGCTCGAAGCTGATCGCGTATCCTGCTGCCTTAAGTTGATCGCAAATGATAGACCACGTCTCTCCTCGATTGTGGCGGATGAGATTCGGGACATTCTCAATGAGAAAAAACCGTGGCTGTTTGAGTTTTAGTATGGCGATAACGTAATCGAAGAGGTTGCCCCATTGCGGGCATTCAAGGCCTTTTTGGTCACCGGCTTTGGAGAATGGCTGGCAGGGGAAACCCGCGCAAAGAACATCGTGATCTGGAATGGTGCTCAGTTCGACCGACCTAATATCGCCAGCTGGGCGAAACCCGAAATTCTTTTCATACAGCCCTGCGAGATGCTTATTGAGTTCGGAAGCAAAGACGCACTCTCCACCACGTTGGCCTATCGCTTGGTGGAATCCCCCCAGACCGGCAAATAAATCTATGAACTTCATATGGTTACGCCCGCTCGTTCCTTGCACTAAGCCTATACGCATATATCGGCGCTTGCAAGATTCAGACAGGTTGCGTGAAGAAACCCGCTGGTATGTTGCGGTTGTTGCTTCAGGAATGACGTTGGCGATTGTCGCAATTGCAAGGCTTTTTCCATGACCCCGAAAGAATTCAGAAGGGCTCGGCTTGAGCTGGGCCTTTCGATCAACCAACTATCGAAAATCCTCGATACAAACGCCGTGTCTATCCGGCGATGGGAGATGGACGGACTTGCCAGGACCGCCCGCTCTCCCAACCCGATTGCGTGTCAGGTCCTGCGCTGGCTCAAGAGCGGTCAGTTGCAACTGGACTGATCCGTTCAGTTCCGCTCCTCGAATCCCGCTCTGTGCGCAGCCCCGAATGCACCGGATACACCCGGCAGGACATGCACGCGATGAAGGACCGGATCAGGCCCTGGAAGGCCCGCCACAAACCGGCAGTGTTTTCGTGCATGGCAGCCGGTATAGGCATGGGCGGTTGCCCGCAGCCATGTTTTTGTCCCATACACCCGGCTGACCGGCTTTGTCGCGGCAATCATCTGGTGGATGGATGCAACCAGCATCGCATCATTGTAATCGGCTGCCCTGTCAAACATCAGCCTGACCAGAAAGGTTCCCCGCCGCCCCGCGGGCACGCTCTGCCACCATTCGACAAGCTGCGCATCGACCGCAACGGCGTCAAGGGCGCGTCTGACGGCCCCCGATGTTCCCTTCAGCCGGTGAACGGCCGGGGATGCGGCAATTACCCTGCGTTTTGTTGCCTCCGGCCATTCGTTGTCCCAGACATCCACCGACAGGGCCCAGGCGAGCCATGGCAGCAGCCGGTCAGGACAGTTGTGCGGGTCCCAGATCGTCGCGACGCGTTCCACGTCAACATCCGCCAGCGCTGCCAGTTCCGCCGTCAGCAGGGCCTTTTCAAGCGGTGTCGCACCTGTCGGCAGGACCGACACGGCAAGGTTGCGAAACCGGACAGCCGGATCATCCGGTTCAGCCACCCCATGAACCTGCCGACTGAACCGCATCGATGCGGATATCCGTGCAGTCGGGAACCTGATTGAAGGCCCCGCCAATATCTCCGGCAGGCGAGGTCAGTTTCACCGATTCAACCCCTGTCACATAGGCCGCACCCCCGATACCAAGTCGTTCGGCTTCAACACCAACCCGCCTGCGACCATCAACATAGTCACGAACCCGGGCCCTGACCTGCTCGATCAGCGTATGCGCATCCGCACCGGGACCATAGGTGACCGTCATCTCGACGGCATAATCAACAACCTGTGCCGGCTCAATGCGGACATTGTCGCCGAGCGGACGCACATCGTCAGCTGAACAGGCCCGGTAAACCCGGTCAAGCAGGGCCTGATCCGCCACCCCGTATTCCGGCTTCGGCAGAACCACCACAAGAACCTCCGGAGCAAGGACCGGATCGCCCGTATCGCGCGCCTCAAAGGCGGACGCCCTCAAGCCCCGGGTATGCGCGTCCGCATGCAGCCCGCTGCTGTAGGTGGCACCCGTATCTTCAGAACAGGCAAACGCATCCGCAAGGTCCGGCCTGCCGTCCAGTTCAAGTGCATGAAACACATATGCTCCCAGCGGACCGGCTGTCGAAAAGGCTTCCGGCGCAAGGGCGATGCGGTCGCGGAACCGTTCATCGCCTTCCGGAACCGTGTTTCCGTCTTCATCCATCGCCTGCTGGCGGGATATGCCGTAATAGGTGGCCGCTATATGATCGAGATTTCCGCCCCGCGCAGTCGCCAGCGACAACGCGCGGACCTTCTCGTTGAGAAGCTGGCGCATCAGGGTTTCCGAATAGCCACCACCACGGGCATGGGCAACCATCAGGGGCGAGGTCTCGATGCCCGTCACATCGTAATCGACACCGAATTCCTGCAATGCCTGTTTGAGATACCCCGCACGACGCCGACGGATTGCCTCGAAATCAACATCCTCAAGAGCCGGAACGTCGCCAAGGGCTGCGAGATCAGGACCAACAAACCGGCTCATGCCGAAACACCCCCGAATGTTTCTCCGAATGTTCCTGTGTGTGCTTGTCCAAGTGTCAATGTGCGAACCGCCTCAACCGTTTCATCCCCCAGATGCCCCCGGGGTCGCCAGTCCGCCTCAATCGTCAGTCGCACACGCCCGGCCCGCAACCCGTCCACATCTCCCTCCACCTGAACCCGGCGAACCCGGAAGCGCGGTTCCCACAGATCAATCGAGGCGGCAACCAGTAACCGGAAAGCGGCAAACAGTTGCGGTGTAAGCGCACGGCCCAGCAGATCCGAAACCCCGCCCCCGAACTGGCGCAGCATCACCATCTCGCCAACCCGCGTCGACAGGATAACGCCAACCGACTGCACGGCAGATGCATAATTGTCAATCACGGCACCGGTCTCACGGTCGAAATCCATCCGGTTTTACGCCCCGTCCTGCTGCTCTGCATCCTGTCCGGTGTCAGGCTTTTCGTGGGTGCCCCTGCGCCTGACGGCGATCCGCCCCAGGGCAAGTTCATAAAGCGCCTGCGCGCCCGTCAGGCGCAGGCTGTCCCCGGCCCTGACTGCCTGCCCGGCCACGAACGAGACCCCGTCAGCAACAAAATATGTCTTTTCACGCATCACAATACTCCTGTCGTTGCAGCGCCTTTCCCCTGATCCGGCGCATCCGGATGCAGGAAGACGCCTTATCCGTCCGGCACATCCGTGCTTGCCCCGCCCGGCCTTACGCCCCCGTGCCTGTGGGTTGATCCGATATTGCGCCCGTCATGCTCGACGCGCCCCCCGGAAACCGCAAGACCGGCCCCCGACAGGGTGAGCGTTACATCGCCTGCTGTCACCACAAGGCGGCCGTCGACAACTTCAGCCCGCACACCTGCGGCGGCAAACACGTTCGCTGCCATGTTTTCATTGGGACTGGCATGGGAAGGACTGTAACCGCCGCGCAGCAGCACACCCTGACGGGGATCCCCGGATGGATTGAGAACGCCGACAACCTGCCCCTTTTCAAGGGGAACCGAGCTTTTGCCCGTCTCGGGATGGGGATACCAGGGCGACAGATACGGGCCATCCTCACCCTCTCCCAGCTTGAGACGATAGCCGCGCTGCGCATCAACCCTCTCGACCGCACCGATCCGGCCAAGGGAACCAAGTGCGGTCTTGAGATATTCCACATCCGCCTTCAGACCGACAATCACCTCAATCACGTGGCCCTGCCTCAATGTCAACTTCACGCAGAAGAGCAGAACCGTCTGCCTGATCGACCGGAGCATGACCAAGGGCTGCCCATTCCGCTTCACTGTAACCATGCCTGTGCCTTGCCTCTTTCCCGTCAGATACAGTGCGCGTCAGAAAATCACGCACGATTTTCGCGGTTGTGCATGTGTCGCAATCACCGCCGGCAGCCATATCATCCAGTATAGCAAGCCAGTCCGCATCAAATTCACCCGACACAGGTTCCTCAACCAGACAGCACGTCAGCCGTACCTGACGGGCGGCAAGCCGTGCCGAATGGGCTGACTGGTCCGTGCGATAACGCTCGATCCTTGCAATCCCTCCCGCACAAAGGTTCTTCCATCGCTCCGCCCAGATACCATCCCCTGAAAGGGCGACCATGACCTGGTGCTCGATCAGGTCAACAATCGCCTCAAGGGCCGCATCCGTTGCCGCAAGCCCCGGGACCAGACAGGTTTCTCCGGTATCCGGATCAATCTCCCCCATGGCCGTCGATATGCCCCACTCGATCACAACCTCCGTCAACCCCGCATCGCCCATCTCACGCAGGGAATTGTCCTTTTTGTCACTGCGGTCCGTGAAGACCGAGATGAACGGCCGCTTCTCGTCTTCGGAAATATCAAGCCGCCCGTCCCGGTCGATCCGGATGCCGCCGATCAGGCTGTCATGCACATTGTCGCCACACAGCGTGCGACCGGCAAGCACCTTTACCAGGCAATGGCGCACCAGAATTCCTACAATTGCCATGCTAAACCTCGTCCAGATGAACCGTGAGCCAGTCCCTGCGACGGTCCTCGACCTTCGAGACCTCAAACACCGGACCACCACTGCGCCCGACCGCACGCACCCTGTCACCCTTTTTGAAGCGGATATCCGGGTAGCGGACATGATCCACCTGCAGCACCCCGGCCCCGGCAATCACAGCCACTTCAAAATCCGCCCGCCCGCGCCCGCGGATTTCCCTCTCGCGAACATCATCCAGCCCGAGAACCGCCACGATTGCACGCTTTTTCCGGGTCCCGTCGGCGCGACCGTCCTTCAACGGAAAATGCTCGATGCACTCCCCGACATACCGGTCGCGCAGGCGGGCCAGGCGGTTGCGCTGGTTCTGAAAGAAACCCGTCATCCAAACCCGGCGGTAATTGCCCTGCGCCTTCGTGCGCGCGGACGACCCCGCTTCGCGTCACACGCTTCCCGGTATTGCGCAATCATCGCCCGCAGACGGGAGCGGTCCGCGCCACGAAACTCGAACTCGCTCCCGTTTATCCGGGACCGTACAACCTGCTCGCCAAGTTCCAGTGCCAGCTCGGCTTTCGCCAGAACCGCCAGAACCGCACAGGGGTCCTCCATATCCAGAACATCAAGGTCAACCGGCATCGGCCTGCATATCCTGCATATCGAACCCGTCGTGCGCTTCAGACACCGCCCCCTTTGCGTCAGACGATTCCTTTTGCGCATTGCGGGGATTGTCTTTGCGGGGATTGTCTTTGCGGGCATCCCTGTCTTCAACCTTCCCGGCCAGGCGCATGGCGACAAGATGGTTGCCATAGGCTTGCGGAAATCCGAACCGCTCCCCGGCAACGCCGGCAGGCTGTTTCACCCGCTTCGCTATACCATCGGGAAAGATACAGGCAGCCTTGAGAACATACATGAAAACCTCCCCTAACCAACCGTCAGGCGGCGCACCGCACCGGGACGGGTGTTGATCGAGATCACGTTGGACTGGACCTCCATATCCATCCCCTTTTCGTTTTTCATCGCCATCAGCTTGACATAGAATGGCAGGCCTTCGGTGTTGACCGTTTCCATATAGTCAGCCGGCGCAAAACGGGTCAGGAACATGTCCGGCACCCCTTTCGGCACCACCCACGCCTCGTCGCTCGCAAAATAGGGCGAACCGAGATCCGCAGTGGCCGCCATCCCGGTGCGGTAACGCTCCCATGTCGCGCCACCAAACTCGAATACGTCCGGAACCGCCATGCGCAGTTCCACCGCACCGGCATGGGAGAGCAATGTCTCCTTCACGCTTTTGTGTCGCCACAGCTTTGTGTGAAAATCACGGCCTGTAAAGACATGCAGCCCGTCAAACGGTTCGTCGAGCGAATCCTCGAGCGAAAACCGGACCGCGTCAAACAGCGTGCCGGCATCGGTTGCCTCATCATCCAGCTTCATAGACACGGCCGCAGGCGTGGCAATGCCGAACCGCGTATAGAGGTTTTCGAGAACCTCGCCACCCCGGGTTGCAATCACCCCCTTGATCGCCCCGACCCGCTGATGTTCAAGCGTCAGCATCAGGTCCTGGGCGTGACGGGCCGCCTTGCGGTTGACGAGGGCCTCAATCACCTCCGGTTCATTTTCCGTGCCAAAGGCGCGAACCCCCTGCACCTCATCCGCCCAGACCGCGTCATCGCGCTGGTAGTGGGGAACGGCAAAGGCTGTCGCCTTGCGCTTTTTGTCGCCCTTCGTCTCGCCCGGACCGCCCCGCTTTGACGGCTCGACAAGGCTCAGAACCCCGTCCATCTCCTCAATGTAGATGGTTGTGGTTGTAACACTGTCCTCCACGAACAGGTTGGTCGCGGTCACCTGACCGGGACGGTATTTCTGTTTGTTGACCGCTGCCGTCAGGGATACAAGCGAAAACGGATCGCTGTTGAATACATCAAGTGTCGTCATGATACGGGAACCTTCCTATCGTACAATCAGGCCTGCGGCCTCAAGTTGTGTCTGTTTGTCGCCTCGTTTTGCAGCGTCATCGACGCTTGCATGAAATTTGAGTTCATCGCCCTTGAACTCGGTGATGCGCAGGTGTGCAACCGCCTCGACATGCCCCTCATGCGCATCGACCGGACAGGCCAGAACAGCGACAGCGGTTTGGGCACCTTCAAGACCTTGTGTTTCCGCGTGCGGGGAGGGTGCGTATTGCCCCGTTGCATCAATCCGGCCCAGCACCGTTCCCGCCTCCAGTTTGCCGGAACCTTCGGCGACCGTCACCACGTCCCGGGAATAGGGTCCCACCTCCCAAAGGACGTGTTCAAGCGGGCGAGCGGTTTCCTTGATCATGTTATTCATTGGACTTTCTCCTCAAAGCGTTTCGCGTCAGCGATAACGCGTTACTTTCAAAGCGTTTCGCGTCAGCGATAACGCGTTACTTTCAAAGCGTCTGCGCCGTGCCTCAAAAACAGCCGCACGGTCAATGACGGTTCGTGACTTCGACAGATCCGCTCCCGGTCCTGCCTGGGCCAGCGAGTCCGGCATATCCTTGCGCGCTTCCAGCGAGGGGTCCGGCAGTGATGCTGCAGGCGTTTCGTCGCCCCCCGCCTTCATCGCATGGGCCACCACTTTTTCTGCCCCCATGTCCGGTGCGTCCGCTGCCAGTTCAAGCGCTGCGGCCATGCGTGATGCGTTGCCGTCAATGCCTTCGGTGCCAAGGATTGTGCTCAACCGCGCCCGCTCGGCAGATGCGCCTGCAATCCTGCCTTCCCGGTCTGCCTGCGCTATTGCAGCGTCATGCTGATCCTGCGGGATTGCGGTCATGGTATTGTGGTTCTCTTCACTGCTCATCTGGTTTCTCCTTGGGTTTGTATACATGCCTGTTGCTGTTCCCGGGCGTGTGGATGACTTCAGATCGGCAATGACCGAGCGAAATGTACCGATCCGGTCCGCAAGCCCCGCATCAACCGCAGCCTCGCCGGAAAACATACGCGCCTGCGTGGCCCGGGCCGCTTCTGCCGTCAGCCGGTCACCGCGCCCCCGCGCAACGGTTTCGACAAAAAGCGCATAATGCTCATCGACACGGGCCTGCAGAGCATCGCGGACATTTTCCGGGAGCGGTTCATACGGATTGCCGTCAACCTTGTGGCTGCCGGCAAAGATCAGGGTCGGTGTGACCCCTTTGCAGGAAAGTTCCCTCGAGTGATCTGCGTGGACAAGCAGAACCCCGATCGAGCCGCAAAGGCCGGTGCGGGTACTGACAATCTCCCGCGCACCGCTTGCAATCGCATAGCCCGCGCTTGCCGCCATGCCGTTGACCAGGGCGGTAACCGGTTTGGCCTGTGAAACCTCCCTGACATAATCCGCCATTTCCACCGCGCCAACCGCCTCCCCGCCGGGCGTGTCGAGATCAAGCAGGATGTGGTCAATATCCTCCGCCCTTGCCGCTTCGCCCAGCTGGTGCTGTATCCCCTCGTAGGACACAAGCCCGCTGGATGCCCCCACCCACGCGCCGCGGTTGACAAGCGTGCCGTCAATCGTGATCACCGCCACATTGCCGTTCCGGTGAAAAACATTGCGTCCGCGGCCATCCGGTTTTGCCCGTACAGGAGAATCAAGGCGATTTCCTTGCGGGTGCTGCATCACCGTATCCGAAAACACCACCCGCTCCCCCAGCGCCGACACGATCGCCCGCGCCTTGTCCGGCGTGATCAGCAGCGGTGTATTGAAAACCCGGTCCGCCACCCTCATCAGCATGGTCATGGTTCAGCCCGCCTCCTGCTCACGGTTCCCTTCGTCAGGGAAATCATCAATATCGCTTCCTCCATTGGTTATCCCGCCGTGAACGTTGTGCGCCTGGCGGGCGGATTGTTCACGGGCGCGCTCCTCGTAAACATCGTCGATATCAACACCGCGATCAGCGGCAATTTCCCGATCCGAAATGACCCCCATATTGCGGTAAAGTTCATGGGTCTTCGCCTGTTTGAGCTCATCCGGCACCGGCTTGCCGGGACCGGACCAGTCACGCCGGCAGACCGCCGCCCGGTTGGCAAGGAAAGCCTCAAAGCCGCCCGGGATATCAAGGGATGCGTCGAGAACCTTCTCCTCCAGCCAGGCGTCCGCATAAGCGTCGCAGAACGGTGCCATAATGTTGCGGCGGCGATACAGGATGATCGGCCACTGCTTGGAGATCGCAGCCTTCATGCTCGCCTGGGTCATGTTCGAATAGTCCCCGCTCACATCCTCGTACAGGGCGCCGACACAGCGTGCCGTCTCGCGCAGCAGCATGTTTGCAAAGGGCTCGTAATTGGCATTGGGATATTTCGACGAATGCAGGGTGAACTTCTCGCCGGTGAACATATGGGCAATCCTGCCGTGATCGGAAAGGTCAATGTCACCCCTCGATGCCCATTCACTCTGCATCTCCAGAAAGGACCGGAACCCGGCACCGGTGTGGTCACTGGTGCCACGCAATCCGTCCATCACATCGATCGTGGGATAATCACTTTCAATGGTTGCCGCAAAGATCGCATGAAGCATCGCGGCCTTCATCGTTGCATTGGAAAGCTGGTCATAATCGCGCAACACCCGCAGACAGGGCGCGAAAACCGAGATCCCCCGCAACTGGCCCGGCTGGCCGTCAAATATCTGGAATGCCACCGTGCGGCCAAGCCCGTCAAAGGCCGGGAGTTTCACCTCCCGGCGGTGGCCCGTGCAGTCACGGAACTCGAACAGATAACCGACGCTCGCCCCGTGACGGTCCCGGTAAACCCCCTGATCAAGTCCCTCATGCGGGCGGGTGCGCGAGGACAGCCAGTGCGACTGCAGCAGGCGCAGTTTCGTGCGCGTCGGTGAACCGGGACGCCTGATCGTCAGGATCTGGCCGACAATATTGCCGGTCGCAAGCCACTGGCGCAGGGCGGATGCCTGCAATTGCGCAAAATTGTGTCGCCCGCCTGCATCCACAACCCTCGCCTGGCGCGCATCCGCCTCGAACAGGCGCTGGGCCTTTTTCGTCCATCGCCCGGTCTGCTCATCATTCCATCCCGCCCATGAAAAGTCTGGCTTGAAATCAGCCCGCAACCCCTCGCCGATCACATGGCCGACAAACACATCCACAAGACCCGCTATCCAGCCATTGTTATGCATCGCATCAATCGCACGCGCTGCCGACCGCCCCCAGGCAATGCGAACATCCTCCTGCGCATCGCGCAGCACCATCGGCGGAACCGCAAGCACATCGCTGCCCCCAAGCCCGCGCAGATAGGCGGACTGCGGCATCAGTGGTGCAGGCGGTTTCAGGCGACCTGCAAGAACGGACAGTTTTTTCAGCAAACCGGACACTTATGGAAAATCATGCAATCGTTGAATCGTTTTGGCGCGTTGTCGCTGACGCGAAACGCTCTTCAGGGTAACGCGTTGTCGCTGACGCGAAACGCTTTAACGGTTGAGCCTTTCGGAAATCCTGCGAATGAACGCGCGGTTGTCCTGCGATTGCGCACGATCCTCAAAGGGACTGGTTTGCGCAAGCGTGAACAGATCGTCGGCCACATCCTCCCCGTGAACCTCCAGAAGCAGTGCCTGCCACTTTTCAGGGGTCATGCGGCGGCGGGCCTCAACAAGCCAGCAAAGCGCAAACGCATAGACGGTTATGTCCCACCAGTCATTGTCGCGACCGGCAATCTTCTTCCACTCCCGTCGTGCTCGCGGTGACACCAGATGACGCGCCCGGCGGTTAACCGATGAACGCACTTCCTCATCCGGATCGACCAGAACCTCCGCCGTCAGTTCACGGGCAAAATCCCCGTCACACAGGTCGGACGCAATGTGCAGGCAGTTGCGCGGCCACCCGCCACTTGCAGACGGCCCGTCAACCAGATTGGCAATCGCTGACCCGACCGCCGTCTTGATGTCATACAGATAGACCGGATAAAGGTTTATACGGGCAAGGATGGAGCGGTTCGCATCGCGGATTTTCTGTGCCGTCGGCGAGCCGATCCAGCTTGCCCGCGCATCCGCCCGGCCATCAAGCGCAATCACATCGGGGCGTGAGGCGCAGAACCGGTAAACCCGCTGTGTCGCATAGCCGCTGTCAATGCCCGAAAGCGTCAGGGAAACCTCCCGGCCGGTTGCGGTCGGGTACCTGCGGCCCAGACAATCGGCAAGCGCAAGCCATGGCTCGTCACTTTGCGCCGGATCCCCCGAAAACACATCCCGGTCAATCACCCAGTACTGATTGCTGGCTCCAAGTGCATAGACCGCCCACTTGATCCCGTAACCCTGCACATCGGCAGCGGAAACCAGAATGCCGGCCTGCTGGGGAACAATTGCAGCGGGAATGGCAGCGGCCCGGGCCGCATCGACAATCCGCTCATGCTTCACCACCGGGACCGCAGGCTCGTAAGGCTCCGCCATATCCTGCTGGTAAAAGGTGCGAAGCCGTGTTGTATCCCCCTGCGCCCGATGCCAGCGATCCCGGATCGCATCAAAGGTTTCCTTCGGCGCATAGGCCGCCCAGAGGTGCGAGGAGGGCTGATGATTGCGGCACCGTCCCTCACAGGGCGCACAGCGATAGAGGTCCAGAGCGTCAGGTGCAAAACATTCCGGCACTTCACTGCCGTCCTCAAGCGGGATCGTTGCAATCCATTCACCGGAGGAAAGAAGATCATGCTTGTGGCTGTTGAATATCTTCCCCTGGCAGTGAAAACACACGAAATGGCTTCCCTCATCATCCGCCCCGTCAGCCATCTGCCCGAAGACAAGCGGCTGATACCAGCGGCAATGCGGACAGGACACGTAGAAAAGGCGCCTGTCCCCCGCCTCGTAATCCTCCGTGATTGCACATTCACGCGCTATCCCCGGTGTCGAACACTGAAACTCCTTGGCCTCGTCACCATACATTTTCTGGCGCGCACGCGCCTGGTCCCTCGGCGAGCCGCGCCCGTCAACATCCTTCGGGTAGCCGGAAACCTCGTCCATCCCCAGATACCGGATCGAAACCATCTGCAACCCCTTCGAGGAACCCGCATTGACAATCTGGGCAAATCCGCCGGCAAACTTCTTGAACGAGGTGGTCGAACCCTGCTCCTCGCGGACATTGACCGGTGCTATCTTGTGGCGCAGGCGCGGACTTGCGGATATCGTCGGCTGCAGCTTGATACGGTTGAACTTCAACGCCTCCTCAAGGGTCGGCAGCGTGATCATCATCGAACCCGGTGCCTGGTCAACAATAAACCCGAACCAGTTCTCCATGACCGTCGACTTGCCAAGCTGGGCAGCCCAGCGGGCCGTGTATCGCCGCGAGGGGTGGTCGGGATGGAGACAGTCCTGCACTTCGCGGATATACGGCACCCGCTGCGTGCGGAACGGACCCGGCCAGGGCGAGCCGCTTTCCTCCGAAACAACCCGGTAACGGTCCGCCCACTCGCTGACCGTCAGGGTTTCGCGGGGACGCGAAGCCTCCAGCAACGCATGAAGAAAAACCGTCTCCGCACGCACGTGATCGGCAAACTGTGCCCTGTCCGCAGCAACCGTCATTGCAACACCTGCTCGTTGCGCGGCTTGAGATATTCCCGGTCCCCCGCCGTCATGTCCCGCTCAAGCCCCTCGCAGGCCTCCAGTATTTTCGTGTGAAGCTCCGCAACGCCATGCGCAACAGCCTCCTTGAGAAACAGCCGCAGCGTGCGCTCGTGCCAGCCATGCTTCAGGGCACCCTCCGCCGCCTTCTCGCCAATCGCACCCTCAAGTGCCGAGATCATCGAGGCAAGAGCGTCACGGGCCATGCGGTCCACAACCCGAGCATCAACCAGTTGGCCCTGCGCCCTTGCCGCATCAATCTCCGCAAGCGTCGCCAAAGCCCTCGCCCGGCGTTCCGCACTCGTCAGGGCTGTCATATTCCCGGATGCATCCCCGTCCGGCATCACCGGCCGTGACGCAGGCCCGGCTTGACGCCTGGCGGGCGGATTGTCGCCGCCCTCCTGATCAACGCGGACATTCTCCTGCCGATGCCGGACAAGAGAGGGAAGATGAACAAGGCTGAAGCGTCCACGCCTTTGCGTCTTCAGTCCGTATTTGCGGATGTAATGGCTAAGCGCACTGCGTTCCATGCCGAGCTGCGCTGCCGCATCGGAAATGGAAAGCCAGCCAGTCCCTGCCTTATGGTTTTCTGCCATATCCCTGTATCTGCCCCTTGCAATCAGCGATGCGTGAGTGAGCGTTCACGCGTGAGCGACCTGTCGGTGATGAATAGGTGAAACGTCGGGGAGCTGCGACCCCGCCCGTACCGACCCCGCCCAAAAGGATACCTTAGCGGGGGAGCTGCCCTCACGAAACAACCCCGCGCGTCATCGCCGCAATCTCATGGGCAAGCCGTCTGCCAAGCCCGGCACCGCCGGCCTCCCACGCTTTCGCGCTCTCCCCCTTCACCATCTCCTTCGGGATTGCCGGACCGTAAAGCTTCGCAATCGGCGAGGATTGTGCGGTCGTCCGCCTGAACACATGGCCTCCGGCTACCGGGTTTCCGCTTCGCGGCGTGCCGGCAAAGACAAACGTGCCCTCAAACCGGCGCGACTGCCCCCATGGCCTCGCCCGGACCCCGTAACCGAACTGGCGTGCACCGAACGCCTTCAGCGAGACATGACGCCCGCGCGACCCGACCTCGTAGCGCAGGTCGTGCCGGTCTGCCCGCCTGATCCGGACCGCGCCAAGGCTGACCAGCTTCTTCTGCGTCAGCCCGGTCTGTCCGGCAAGGGCGCGACGCGTCCGCGTCCATGCCGTGCCACCGACCCGGTTGAGACCGCGCCGGAAGGCCGCATGCGCCTTCTTCTTCGAACCGAGCGTTTCGACCGCCCGTTCAAAGTCAGGCAAGCCGGCGCCTGCAGTGG